GCGGCGTAGTTCGCGAACCCGAACGGGCCAGCGGAGATGACCGTATCCCTCATGGTGAAGCCGGTGATGTTCGAGCCCGTGAAGGTCGTGATGGCCGCCTTCGGCTGGCTGTTCGATGCCGTAGCCACCGAAATGAAGGTCGAGCTTTCGATGCGCGCACGCGACGATTGGAGCGCCACGTTCGGGCCCTTGTCGTTGCCCCCGCAGTCGAAGTAGCAGCCACGGATCAGGAAATCCACGTCCCCCACGTTGACCTTGGGGTCCGAGTTCAAGGCCAGGTTCGGCGGGAAGTAGATGTTCCGGATCTCGCAGTTGGGCGCTCCGATTTGCAGCAGGTTCAAGGCCGGCATGTTTGCCCTCAGCGTCACTGCCGGCTTGCCATCGACCACTCCCTCGCCCATCAGCGTGAGGCGCTTCAGCAGCGTTTGCGTGAGCGTGAGCGTTTGGGTGTGGCCAGGCAGGAAGACGATGATGTCGCCATCGACTGCGTTGGTGACGGCCTGGAGCATTGTAGCGAGGGGCTTCTCGCGGTTCTGGCCAGCGGGCGCCACGGCGTCGATGCCGACGAGCGAGCTCACGTACCAGACGTTGCCGCTCGTTTGTAGGGGCTTGCAGGTGTCGAGGAAGTCCCCGGGCGGGTAGCCTCCGATGCCGTTCGGGTAGTATTGGATGCTCATCGGTAGCGGTTCTTCCAGCCGGTGCGGTGGTCGATGGTGGCGCGCATGTTGACGCTCTGCTTGGAGTAGCCTTTGCAGATGTCCTTCTTGGCGGCGGCGAGTTGGTCGAGATAGCCCACGCGATCGAGCGCCATGGAGTTGTCGAGGGCCAGGCGCCCGGCGAGCGCGTACACGAAGTACTCGTCCCAGTAGCGCTCGAAGGGCAGCGTCATGCCGCCGTTCACCACGTCGGGGCGGAGGTTGTGGAAGTTGAAACGGATGCGGCCGCCAGCCTCGGAAGCCGACGGCGTGGGCCACAAGTAGAGCGTGCCGAGCGGCGCCTCGCGCGCGAAGTAGTAGATGGTCGGCCGCGACTCGGAGCTCTTGCTGGCGAGGTTCTGGAACGTGTCGCGGTCCTTTTTGATGACCGGCGTTTCACTCGATGCCTGGAACGGAACCTGGCTTTGGGTCGGGTCGATGTAGGCGCCGTTGCCGACGCAATCGATCACAGTCTCGGGCAGCGAGTAGAGGTTTTGGCCAGCGACGAGCAGCACGTACCCCGGCTGCACCGCGCGCATGGCGATGCCTTCGCCCTGGAGCGCCGTGACGATGGTGCTGAGGATTTGGCGGGCGACGCCTCCCTGCACGATGTCGGGCGACTGCTGGACGTTCAGGAGCCCAGCGCGGCGGTACGCCATGGCCACTACGTCGTCGATGGACGGGACGTAGAGGCTCGTGGGTGCTTCGACTTGCGCGTTAGGCATCCATCACCTCGGGGGCCGCGGTCCGTTGGGGTCTTTGAAGCCCGGGAACGGCGGGCACACGAAGGTGTCGATGGCGCCGTCGACCGGGCCAATCTCACGCGGCGCCTGCGCCCGCATGAGCTCGGCGTTACCCTCTGACAAAGATACTACGTCGAGCCCCGACGCGCAGTCAGGGCAGGCGAGGTTCTCGGAGCGGTCGCGATGCAGCTGCGAGCGGCGCCACTGCACGCCGCAGTAGCTGCACAGGCATTGCCGGTCAGGTCCAATCCCTACCGGCCAGCGACGTCCAATGGTTCTCATACGGGGCTCCTTCCGGGCACCAGCTCCAGCCGGAGCCCCGTTAGCGGATCAGGTGTCGACGGCCGGCACCAAGAAGCCGCTCTTGTTCGGGTCGTTGACGGCGAAGTTCTGGAAGAACGCCGTGAGGTTATTCAGGCCACCAACCGTGATGCCGGTGACCCCCGGAACCACAGCGCCGGGGGCAGCGATGGCAATGCGGTTGTTCGAGCAAACACCCGTGATGAGGATGTTCTGGTAGCTGATGCCAGCGACGCTCCCGGGCGTGATGTTCAGGATTTCGTTGTCGTCGATGGCCAAGCGCTGAGCGCCAGCCACGACGGCGATGTTGCCGGTCGCGACGGCCGCGCCAGCGAAAATCCGGTTCTGGGAGATGACGCCATCGAAGCCCGTCGAGTTGACGACGATGGAGCCCGAAGCGGGAGCCGCGCCCCAACCACGGAAGGCGTTGCCGCTCACCTCGTAGCGCGCCGCCGTGCCGGTGATGCCGACACCGATGGTGGCGTTCGCGAGCGTGTTGCCGAGCTCCACCTCGTTGGCGGTGAAGCCCACGTCGTCGGCCGAGATGTTCACTGCCTGCGCGACCGTGACCGGCGCCAAGGTCGTGCCGGCGAACTTGAGCCGGAAGCCAGTGACGAGCACGTCGTTCTGCGAGAGGTTCAGCTGGGCACCGGGCGTGGTCCAGGTGAACGTCGGCATGTTCGAGCCGCGACCGACGCCCAGAATCTTCGCGCCCGGGGGAAGCGCCGTCGAGAAGGTCGTGGCGTCGGTCACGTCTTCTTTGTGACCCGGCAGGCAGATCACGAAGTCGCCGAACCCCGGGCGCACGCGCGCGAGGCCCGCTGCCAGCGTTTGCACGAGGTTCGACGCCAAGAAGGTGTCGTCGCCGTTTTGAATCCCCGTCGAGCGCACGTACGCCGCGACCCGGGAACCCGCCGGCAGGATGAGCCCGTACTGCGTACGGAGCCCGTTGTTCGTGTAGATCTGTTGTGCGTCGAGCAGGGAGATTCCGGGCATGACCTACTCCTTCACGCGGCGACGAACAGGATGCAGCGCGGGTCGGACCAGCCACGCGACCAGCGCGCGTAGATGCCGTATTTGAGCAAGAGCTGGTCGTTGTCGACCCAGCTGCGCGTGTTCGGCTTCTTACGCCACTTCCACTTGAAGCCGTTGTCCGCGTCGGACAGGAGGCCCCAGTTGGTCGTGGTGTTCGTCCAGTACTTGATGGGCACCGTCTTCAGGCCCAAGTTCTTGACGACGTTGATCTCGTTGAAGGCGCCCGCCGTGGGGTCCTTCTCCGACATGTTGAGGCCGTCCCAGATGTACCACTGGTCTTCGGGGCAGAGATTGGCGACCGGCTCGACGCCTTCGATGATGCCGTCGTGGCCGGGCATTTTGCGCATCTGAGTCGTGGCCGTCGCGACTGCGATGCGGCTCGGGCTCATGGGCGTGGTCATGAGGTTCGAGAACACGCCGCCACCCGGCAAGGGGTGCGCCACGTTTGCGAGCGAAACGCCGTCGCCGCCCGTGTAGAGCGGGTTCACGGCGCGCTGCAAGATATTGGTCGAGTCGATGTCGACGGTCTTGTACATGGCGCGCGGCAGGCGAGCGCCCGCTTGGATGATCGCCGGGTACTTGGAGTCTTCGGCGGCTTCCTCGGTGACGATGAGCTTCAGCGCGAACGTGCGCGAGAGGTAGCGAGTGAGGGCACCTTCCTGGATGCCGCCGGCTTGCATTTCGGCGCCTTCGCTCTTCTCTGCCGCCAGTCCCGGGCCGGCCATTTCGAGGTCGTCCTCGTAATTGTCCTCCATATTGGACTGTTTCATCCACTTGGGCATGATGAGCTTGGACTTGTAGTTACTGAGGTTGTCGTCGACCACCTCATCCAAGGTCAGCTTCAAGCCGTCCGAGATCGTACTGGTAAAAACTGGAATGCCTGCGGGCATGGCTCAAATCTCCGGTGGCGCTTCTTCGCGCCGAGGGCGGTGGACGTATGTGTCTACCGGCGCGGCGCCTTCGCGCGGGTCCGGCGTCTCCGCGACGAACAGGTCGTAGGCCCGTTCGTCGGGTGTAGTTTCTGACCAGTCGTCGGGGCCGAGTTCTTCGGCCTTCTCCTCGACGGGCTGCTCCTCGACCTTGGGCTCGTCGTGGTGCGGCTTGCTCTTGTGCCCCCAGCCCATTACGTGCCCACGTTCGTGTAGAACGCTTCAGCGCCCTTGTTCACGGTGACGAGCAGCTTCACCCACTGGCCAGCGAAGTCCTGGTTCTCGAACGTCTGCGAGACGCCGAAGATGCGCATGGACAGAGTCGTCGTCGCCGGGTTGTGCGTCGCGATGGCGAGCACGGGGTTTGCGGTGAAGGGCACTGCGCTCGCGGCGGCAGCGGCCAGCTGATGGTCGCAGTTCTCGCCGACGAGGGCCTGGTAGCCGAGCAGCGTCGTGGCCGTCACGATGTCGTTGACGTCGATCTCCCAAATGCCTTCGGAGAATGGCGTCACGAGCACCTTCGACTGCCGTTCGATGCTGTTGCCGTACGTCACGCCCGAGGGCAGTACGGTCCCGCGCACCATGCGGCCGCCGTTGAAGTAGGGCCCGAAGCCCATCACGATGCCAAACGGCGCTTGGGATGTGGCCGCATTCTCG